AGCATAGTAAAGAAAAATGTTGAGTTAGGATTGTATACTAGCGATTTATTAGAATGGTATACTGAAGAAGATTTCAATAAGATGGATGAGTTCATCGACCATGAAAAAGATGAACAATATAGTTACGCAGCCATTGAACAATTGATTGAGAAATATCTTGTTCGCAATCGTGCTACAAAGGAAATTTATGAGACACCTCAAATTCGCTACATGGTCGCCGCTGCGACTGTTTTCCATAATGAAGAAAAAAGTCAAAGACTACGATACGTCAAGGACTATTATATTTGCGCCAGTGACGGATTATTTACTTTGGCTACTCCTGTATTGGCTGGTCTTGGGACTCCTACTAAACAATTTTCTAGTTGCGTTCTTATTCGCAGTGACGACGATCTTGACAGTATTTTTGCTAGTGGAGAGATGATGGCAAAGTATGCTAGCAAACGTGCTGGCATAGGCTTAGAGATCGGTAGATTGCGCCCACTAGGTAGCCCTATTCGCGGCGGCGAAGTAATGCACACGGGTATGATACCATTTCTAAAGAAGTGGTATGGTGATCTACGTTCATGCTCACAGGGCGGCATACGTAATGCTAGTGCTACAATATTCTACCCAATATGGCACTATCAGTTTGACGATTTGATCGTATTGAAGAATAACCAAGGAACTGATGAGACTAGAGTGCGTCATATGGACTATGGCGTAGTACTATCAGCATTCTTCTTCAAAAGGTTCAAAAACCGTGAAAATATAACGTTTTTTGACCCCAACGAAGTTCCTGATTTATACGAGGCTTTCTACTCAAATACTCAGAAGTTTGAAGAACTTTACGTCAAATATGAAAAACGTAAGGATTTACGCAAAAAGACCATGAGTGCTGAAGAAGTGTTCAAGGGCGGTATATTGAAAGAAAGAACGGACACTGGAAGAATATACCTTGTATTCATTGACAATGTGATGAACCAGGGTCCGTTTGATCCAGAATATCATACGATCTATCAAAGCAATCTATGTTGCGAGATATTGCTTCCAACTAAGCCCTTCAAGCGATTGGACGATCCAGATGGTCGTATCGCATTATGTACATTGGGTAGCATCAACTGGGGTGCGTTTAGAAACCCAGAAGATATGCGTAGAGCATGTCGCATACTACAACGTAGTTTGTGTAATATCCTTGACTATCAGGACTTCTTGTCAATACAAAGCAAGTTGAGTAACGATGAAATACAACCATTAGGAATTGGTGTTACTAATCTTGCTTATTGGCATGCCAAACGTGGCATGAAGTATGGCGAGAGTGATAGTCTACAAGAAGTCAAAACGTGGATGGAGCATCAAGCATATTACTTGACAGAAGCCACAGTAGAACTCGCAAAAGAGCGCGGCAAGTGTGTTGATAGCGATAAGACACGATATGGTCAAGGTGTGTTCCCCTGGGAGCTACGCGCACCAGGAGTCAACAAACTTGCAAACTTCAAGCCTGAACTAGACTGGGAACCACTCAGAAATGAGATGAAACAACATGGCGTAAGAAATGCTACATTGATGGCAATCGCCCCTGTAGAAAGTTCAAGCGTGGTAATCAACAGCACGAACGGCATTGAATTGCCTATGTCATTGATTAGCACAAAAGAAAGCAAGGCTGGTAGTTTCACACAAGTCGTTCCCGAATACAACAAGTTGAAGAATAAATATCAACTCATGTGGGATCAAACTGATTGTGCTGGCTATTTGAAAACAGCAGCAGTATTAGCAGCATATGTTGATCAAAGTATTTCAACTAATACGTTCTATAATCCTGCACACTTTGAGGGACGTAAAGTACCTAGCACATTGATCGCAAAGAATTTGATGTTAGCGCATCAATATGGACTAAAGACTTTTTATTATAGCCTAATCAATAAGGCTGGTGCTAAGGCAACTGAAGAAGTACAACAAACTGTTCAGCCTGTTGTAGAGGATGTCAGTGAAGAAGATTGCGTGAGTTGTAAGTTATAAACAGCAAAGAAACAAAAAAGTTTGCGTGGTTTCCTGTTAGAGTTACAAGCGGCAAAATAGTTTGGATGAATTGGTATTATGAGCATACTATGTTGTATGATCCTAATACTCTAAAGCCGCCTCTAATAGGATATCATTATATGTGGAATGAAACAACACAGGAACGTGTTTGGCGATTACTAAAGGAATAGTATTATGTTAGAAACAATTTGTGATATATTAGTTGATGCTTACAAGCGTAATTGGATCACAAGCCGTGACGGCAATGTAAGCATACGCCATCATGACCGAGACTACTTTTATGTCACACCAAGCGGTGTTCGTAAGCAAACATTACAGCCAGATCAATTTAAAAAGATCGGTATCGTAAAAGAAGCAGTAAACCGTAATGTAAGCCTATATAGCCATACTGTATTAGATTATACTGATATCAGTAATAAACTAAAGCCTAGCGGTGAGTTGCCTATGCATTTTGGATTACAAAAAGAATTAGGACAACATAAAAACGATGTTCGTGTTGTAGTACATATACATCCTACATATATCGTAGCAGCGATGCACGCCGGCATACAATTAGATAAACTTGTAAAAGATTTTCCAGAGTTGGGCCGCTATACAAAAGTTGCACCCAATGTTCCTGATGTTGCCCCAATCAGCGAAGAACTAGCACAGGGCGTACATAATAATCTAAGTCTTGACAAAGATGGTTATACTAAGTATGATATCGTAGGAATAAAAGGACATGGAGTAGTAAGCATAGATACTAGTCCCTGGCGTGCCTACGAACATATAGAAAGATTAGAGCATATCTGTAAGATAGTACTAGCATCAGGAAATTATTAGAAAAATGAAAATAGGAATATTTGGAGATAGTTTTGCTGATCCAGGCAATGAAACAAGACGCACAGCAGAATACAGTTGGTTTAATATTTTTGCTGGAAAATTAAATGAAACTTGTAGTATAGACTTTCATGGATTAGGAGCAAGTTCTCTATTTTTTTCCTATGAAAAATTTTTAAATTATTATCAAAATTATGATTTAATTATTTTTTGTGTTACAGGGGCATCAAGATATCCTAAAGCAATTACTCTATCTGATGGTCATATTAGAAATTATTGCAGTTTAGGGGCCGTAGAAAATGCCTATAAAATATTAGGTAATAAAATTACAGAAGATGATAAAAGAACATTAAATCATTTAACAGGCTATTTTATAATGTCTGTAGACGACTATAACAAGACAGCAAGCGATCTTATGCTTAATCATATGAATACTTTGCACTCAAATATTATGTTTTATCCTAATTTTACGGACAGTTATAAAAAGGAACGCTTTGAACAGGAAAAAATACCTGAAAATTATGTATTATTTGAAATGTATAAGAGACAATTGAAACTTATGAATATTGATGAGACTTGTAATAAAGAAGAAAAGAATACAATAGTTGGACATTTAGTACATGAATATAACGAATTTTTTGGAAATTTATTATATAAAAAATATAAAACTGGAATTTGGGATTTTACTGGCTACGATGAAATTATAAAAATAAAAATGCCAAACGAATATTATTATCAATTTTAAGGAATTAACATGAGCAAAGAACAATATAACTTAAAAACTAAAACTGATTATTTAAATCGCAAAATGTTTTTGGATCCAAAAGGTCCAGTAACCATTCAACGATTTGAAGAAGTAAAATATAATAAACTACAGAAATTAGAACAAACAGCCCGCGGTTTCTTTTGGGTTCCTGAAGAAGTCAGTCTAACAAAAGATGCTAATGATTTCAAAGAAAGTAGCGAAGCAGTAAAACATATCTTTACTAGTAACTTACTACGCCAGACTGCGCTTGATAGTTTACAAGGTCGTGGACCTAGTCAGATATTCACTCCGGTCATTAGTTTACCAGAACTAGAAGCATTGGTATACAACTGGACATTCTTTGAGACAAACATTCATAGCCGTAGTTACAGCCACATCATTCGCAATATTTATAATGTGCCTAAAGATGTTTTCAATAGCATTCACGATACAAAAGAAATTGTTGACATGGCAAGTAGTGTTGGCAAGTATTATGATGACCTACATTTACTAAATTGTAAAGTTGAAGCAGGTGAAAAGGTTAAAGAAAGTGAACATATCAAAGCGATTTGGTTAGCACTTAACGCAAGTTACGCACTTGAAGCATTTAGATTCATGGTGAGTTTTGCTACCAGCCTAGCAATGGTTGAAAACAAATTGTTTATCGGTAATGGCAACATTATCAGTCTAATATTACAAGACGAACTATTACACAAAGAATGGACTGCTTGGTTGATCAATCAAGTTGTCAAAGAAGATGTTCGTTTCGCAAAAGCAAAAGAACAATGCGAAAGCGAAGTTTATCAAATGTATATGGACGTTATCCGTGAAGAAAAAGATTGGGCAGACTATCTATTCAGCAAGGGTAACGTTATCGGTCTAAACGCAAACATATTAAAAGATTTCGTTGATTATACAGCCGCCACAGCACTCAAAGAGATTGGTATCAAGTACCAACACTCTGCTCCAAAAATCACACCTATACCCTGGTTCAACAAACACAGTGACACAAGCAAAAAGCAAACAGCATTGCAAGAAAACGAAAGCACTAATTATGTGATTGGTGTTATGAGTGATCAACTAAATTATGACGACCTACCGTCACTATAATATATAATAAACATAAGGAGAATAATATGAAAGCCATAGTATGGAGCAAACCTGATTGCCCGCATTGCGTGACGGCAAAAAAGTTACTAGAAACTAAGGGATATGAAGTAGAAGAACGAAAGATTGGATTTGGTTGGAACAGAGAACAATTATTTGAGGCTGTACCAAACGCACGATCTGTACCTCAAATATTTTTAGACGGCCAATATATCGGCGGAAATAGTGAATTGAAGAAATACTTTAACGAGGCAAAATAAAATGGAATTAAAAGTTGATGAGATTTACACATTTAAATTAAACAGCGGTGAAGAACTTATTGCTAAAGTAATAGAAGTAAAAGATACACATCTTGTGATAACTGAACCAGTTAGTATTGGTCCTAGCCCACAAGGCGGTCTTGGATTAGTCCCTAGTTTGTTTACCTATAATAACCGAGAAAAAGTCAGACTAAATACTAATAGCCTAGCATTAGTAGCCGAAACTGACGATAATGTAAAGACAAAATACATTGAAGCAACTACAGGACTACAAGTGCCCGGCAAAAAAGTATTGCTAGGGTAAAAAATGTCTGGAAAAAAACTTAGTAGAAAGGGTGATAAAAATACTACAGGTGGGGTACTAACTCAGGGCTCCAAAACAGTTTATTGTAATAATAAACCAGTAGCCACACATCCAAATAAGATATCACCGCACAATCCCAGCAGCCCAAGTATCCATAAAAATGCTGTGACATCTGACGGAAGTCCTACAGTGTTTGCAGATAACAAACCCGTAGTCAGAGTTGATAGTAAAAATAATTGCGGCCATAAAATAGTTCAAGGAAGCGACAACGTTTTCGTACCATAATATGTCAGACACAGGTATACAAAGTCCATTAGGAGTTAATGTTGTAGGTTCGTTGATACTTAATCAAGGATTAAGTATAAACCCCGTCGCCCAACGTTTGATTGGTTCTAGCAAAACAAATAGCGAATATACACCTGGATCAATTGTCAATGATACTTGTTTATCTTGGGTAACACAAGCAGTTCAAGCTGCATATTATTCAAATGGTTTTACAGAAGATGGATTAAACCCTACTGAAATAGTAGGTGATCTTGTGGGCATAACAAATTATTTAGGTATATTAACTGTTAAAAAAGTTAATAGGGGTGGGATTATTCCTAGAAACTATTTTGTAGTAGATGATATGCCTGTTATATTACCTAGCGATCAAATGACAGGATTTGGTGCTAGATTTGAAATTACAGAATTAGGCGAAACAAATTGGGCTTTGCAGGATGTAATGGGGCAACCACCATTTAATGATGATTTTATAAAAAATGCTCAATATGTAATCGTCTCAAATCCTCAATCTAGTCCTGGTGTTTATCAAACAGATTTTACGGTTGTAGGTGCACCATCAAACGATGAAGGTACAGTTTTCGTCTACAACTATGTCGGCACATATGCTCCTCCTTTACCAGGATATACGCAAGGACAAGTTCAAAAATTAGGATATAGTGTTGGGACACAGATTATATCTAATGGTAGCGGGCTAAGTTATGTTATGAACGGTAAAGGCAAGGCATTAACGTTACAATTTTTTATTGGCAATTTAATTTCAGGTGATGGTAATACTCCGGGCAGTCAATGGCAAGTATATTTTCTTGATCCTGGATCAGGTAAAGCAGGTAGATGGTGTTTAAATTATACGCCTGATGTTGCTGAATATATGAATTTTACAGATCATACATTTAGATTCTATACTAACAATATAACTTATTATAATTCTAATGTTCAAAAATCTACCTACGATAATTTGTTAGCAATGGGTCAAAGCAGAATACCTGCATTATCCAATAGTTTGCCGCCAACATATCTTGTTAATGACCCAAGCAATGTATGGCAAGGTCAAGCCACAAGCGGTTATGCTATTGAAGGTGATGTTGGTCAAGGTCAAGAAGCAACATGGTTCCCTTATGATACTGATAATAATAATTATAGTGTAACTCAATGGGGCTTTCTACGCTGTCTTGCATTACAAGCATGGAACGTATTTAATTGGCAAGGATCAAGCCCGCTCAATGAAGAACCAGAATACAAAAACTATGCTACACAATGGACAACTTTTACTGGATTTTTAGAACAATCAAATTCAGCAATTCTTGCAATAAGAAACAGTATAAACTTTTTAGATGGCGTTTATAGTAATATGAATGATCTTATAAGCGCAGACATTACAGGTGTAAGTTTATCTACTCAGGCATTTGGTCAAGACCTGATAAATTTAGGTAAGGCATTAGATTTAAGTCAAATAAGTACTTTTGGTAAACCAAGCGGCTTGTTAAAAACTTTAGTAACTGAAAATGCATTAACTCAGGCTGTAACGTTAGCATTGCGATCAGCAGGGTTAACTCAACAAGAAATAACCGACATTTCTCAAAATTTAATAACAGCAAATCAAAAACAAGAATTAAAAATTTATTCTGCCTTTTTAGCAATAGGAACTACAGATTTATTACCGATACTTAAAATTCTACAATGCAAAACAAAAAAACTAATTAGGTTGTCTGATTTACTTGATGTGCAAAAAATGTTTCCTATAAGTTATACCAGTTTGACAGTACCTATATATAATACTTCTCCGGGACCTACAAATAGTAAAACATATTATTTGTTATACGTTGATAGAGAATTAAACCCGCAATTACTAATTCCTAGAGTGAAAGAAATTATAGGTACAATAGTGCCTCCTGAAGAACCTCCATATGTAGAGCCTGTACCGATTGTACCGATAATTGAAACTGCTAAAGTGATAATCGCGCCTGCAGTGCCTACAATAGAAACACCGCCGGCACAAATAATAGATTTAATACCTACTCCGCAACCTATGCCATATATTCCTGCACCCGATCCTATTCCGCAACCTTATTTGCCTGTAACAGATCCAGTTCCTCCCCCACCACCAGAAGTTATACCTCAAATAATTCAACCGGCACCTCCAGTAAATCCTCCTCCACCTGCTCCACAAAGAAGCGGAGGAGGCGGTGGTTGCGTAGCACTAGAATCATTTATCCCATTGGTAGAAACAGAACAGAAACACAATGGCAGAGAGATAACAAAGGCATGGATGTTAGAAAGTGGTATGAAGATTAGTTTAGGTACCGAAGAGTTGAGTATTGTAGATGGACAA